CGGTGCCTGTGATGACCGCTCCTGCGGTGACTGGGCATGTGGTCGGTTCTCTGTCGGATTACCTCGGTCTTCCTACCGGGATTGCTTCGATTTCTCACTCTTCTCTGTGGCATCGGGCCTACAACCTGATCTGGAATGAGTGGTTCCGTGACGAAAACCTTCAGGACTCTGTCACGGTCGACCTGGACGACGGTCCCGATACGTCGACGGATTACGTTCTGCTGAGGCGCGGAAAGCGCCACGACTACTTTACGTCGTGTCTGCCTTGGCCGCAGAAGGGCGATGATGTTACTGTCCCGCTTGGTACGTCTGCGCCGGTTCTGGGTATTGGGAAGCTCAACACGACGTTCCCCAATTCAGGTACTTACTACGAGTCGGATGGGACTCAGCGGGCGTACGCTGCTTCAGCTGAGATCAATGATGCGAACGATAATCAGCGGTTCTATGTGGAGCGGCAGACGATCGGTGGTACGAATTATCCCAACATTCGAGCGGACCTCTCGGCCGCGACGGCTTCTACGATCAATGAGCTGCGGCGTGCGTTTCAAATACAGAAACTCTACGAGCGTGACGCTCGAGGTGGTACGCGCTACATCGAAATCATTCGTTCCCATTTCGGTGTTGTTTCTCCGGACGCTCGGCTTCAACGTCCGGAATTCCTCGGCGGCGGCAGCACGCCGGTTAATATCCATCCGGTGGCAAAGACAAGTTCCACGGATGGTACTTCTCCGCAGGGCAACCTGGCTGCATTCGCCACGGCCTCGGCCGTTGGACACGGCTTTGTCAAGAGCTTCACAGAGCACTGTGTGCTGATTGGACTGGCCTGCGTCCGGGCGGATCTCAACTACCAGCAGGGCCTGAACCGGATGTTCAGCCGTTCGACCAGGTGGGATTTCTATTGGCCCGCCCTGGCACACATCGGGGAGCAGGCGGTACTTAACAAGGAGATCTACGCGCAAAACGACGCGAATGACGATCTGGTGTTTGGCTACCAAGAGCGTTTCGCGGAGTATCGCTACAAGCCCTCGGTGATTACCGGCAAGTTCCGCTCCACGTACGCAACGAACCTGGACCAGTATCATCTGGCTCAGGAGTTCAGCGCGCTACCTACTCTCGGGGCTACCTTCATCGTGGAAAATCCCCCGATGTCCCGAGTGATCGCGGTGAACACGGAGCCCCACTTCCTGTTCGATGCGTACTTTGATCTCAAGTGTGCCCGGCCTATGCCCGTTTACTCGGTCCCTGGCCTCATCGATCATTTCTGAGGTGCCTATGTTGCTACGGTTCCTATTCAGTTCATTGATCCCTCGAGGGTTCCTGGGTGAAATCATTAGTTCCCTTATTGGGGGTGGTATTGCGGCTGGTGCTCAGGCTTCTACGAACGAGTCAAATCGTCAGATCGTTCGTGAGCAGATGGCGTTCCAAGAAAGGATGAGTTCGTCAGCCTACCAACGTGCCTCTGAGGATATGAAAGCTGCTGGCCTCAATCCGATCTTGGCTGCCGGAGGGGGAGTCGCGAGCTCCCCCTCGGGTGCCTCGATGGAGATGCAAAACCCCGTGGATGCGAAAGCGATCAGCAGTGCTGTTTCCTCGGCAATGGATATGGCTCGGACGGAGGCCGAGATTGAGAATACCGAGGCAAACACTGCGGTTGCGAAAGAACAGAAAAAGTCCCTGGAAGGCGTTTCCAGACGGAATGCCGTTGAGGCGAAGATTGCTGAGGCGTCGCTTCCTTCTGCGGAAGCTCATGCCAAGATTGACGCCTCTCCCGCTGCCGTTTGGTACGATGCTCTGATTGACCGCGCCGCGAAGGCGGGCGGGGTCGTCGGTTCCGGTTTACGTGGATTGCTGGGTGCTCGAGGTTCAACGACCACGACGACAAAGGAAACCTTTGGGCGTCATGGTGAAATTTTGGGTGGTCAGACGACCACCCACAGACGGAGGTAGGTATGGCGAAAGCAGCTCCCAAGATTTTGGGTATGTACGATGAACGTCCCCGGGTGAAGGTGGATTGCACCGGGGACAAGACGCGAGTCCAGCAGCACATGCGGGACGAGGTCGATATGAACAACATCCTCCGCAAGTACCGGGAAAAGGGGATTCTTACTCACATTCGGGATTCCGCGCGGGCGCTCTACGGGGATTTCAGCGGCGTGGGTTCCCTTTCCGATGCGATCGGTGTTGTCCAGAGGGCTGAAACGCTTTTTAGCCAATTGCCTGCCCGAATCCGTAGCAGGTTCGGGAACGACCCTGAGAAGTTCATTGGGTACGCAATGGACGAGAAGAACGTTCCCGAGATGATCGAGCTGGGCCTGGCAACGGCCTCGCAACAGGCGCAGGGTTCTGCCGGAGCCACAACCCCCACCCCTAGCCAGCCGAGTGCAACCAATGCGTCCCAGACGCCTCCTGGTGCGCCTAATGGCAAGGCGAATTCATGACCGGGTGTGTCGTTGTATTGGGGTTCCAGGGGCCGGAGGCCCCTGCGGACAGTTACCACTTGATGTAACTGTCCGGACTGACACCAGACCCTCCCGGGGGCTGGGGTCAGTCCTGGGTTGGCCCTCAGGCCGACCCAAAAAAAGGGACCCCGGGCTTGCTCCTCCCGGGGTCCCAAGATTTAACTTTACTTCACAGTCTTTGTTTTCCTCCTAGTCTCCCAAGCTTTCTTCATTCTTTCCGAATGGCTCAGGATTCTCTTGTCCTCCTGGGCGCTGGGCTGTGACTCTGGGTTCGAGTGCGCCAGGAGTTTGGCGATCAGGGCTTTCCCCTCTGCCGCTCTCCTCTTCGCTCTCTCGTTGTCTTGGCGATCCAAAAATTGGACGTAGTCCGCCAAGACGTTTAGAATCAAGATCAGTTCGTATGCATTGACTTTCATGGATTTTACTCCTGTTATTGTGAGGATCATTCCCCACGGCATTTCAACACCTGGCATGGGGACCCGGGCTCAAGGCCGAAACGCAGTGAGCCGCAGGGAAGCCTTGAAGTAGGGCACTGCCAGGTAAACTTAAGTGGAAGGGTAGGACGGTACAAAATGAAACGGCGTTCAAAAATCTCGAAGAAAAAAAGTAAGCGGTTGTTCTCTCGCACCGCGAACAAGGCACACCGGAAAAACGCTCCGAAGAATCCGGTCATGCGCGGAGGTATCCGGCTGTGAAAGTTGAAGAGTGTCCAGAATGCCTTCCGGAGGACTCCGTGAGGTGTGTCCTGTGTGAGTGGTGTTCTCCATCTGAAGGTGAGTAATGCCCTGCTATCATCCGTTGACCGGGTTCAGAGGGGATCTGAACCCGGCCACGGGGAAGCGCAAGATCGTTTTCCATCGGCGTGATGCCGATCCTGCGCGCGAACTGTTCCCCGTTACCATACCCTGCGGTCAGTGTGTAGGCTGTCGCCTTGAGCGCTCGCGTCAGTGGGCTGTCCGTTGTGTCCATGAAGCGAGCCTCTATGACAACAACTGCTTTATTACACTGACGTACGATAATGCCCATCTCCCCAAATCCGGTTCTCTCGAGATGGAGGAGTTTCAAAAGTTCATGAAACGCCTCCGGAAGAGATTCGGAGAGGGTATCCGTTTCTTTCACTGTGGTGAGTACGGCGAGAAGTTCGGCCGGCCTCATTACCACGCGTGTTTGTTCAACTTCGATTTCGAGGACAAAGTGCTATGGCAACAGCGCAACGGAACCAACTTGTACATATCGGAGTCGTTGTCGGAGCTTTGGCCCTTTGGCTTCTCCACCATCGGGGATGTGACGTTCGAATCGGCCGCCTACGTTGCCAGATACATCATGAAAAAGGTGACGGGAGCAGCTGCGACCGAACACTATCTGAAGCTCGGGAACTACGGCGAGATTCTGGCGGAGAGGCGCCCGGAGTATATTACGATGAGCCGGAGGCCCGGGATTGGTAAACCCTGGCTGGATAAATATAAGGCCGATGTGTATCCTCACGACTTTGTCGTGATGGATGGGCGGAAGATGAAGCCGCCCAAGTATTACGACTGTCGTTTTGAGATTGACGACCCGGAAGGGTTCGCTAAAATCAAAGCTGCAAGGACGCAAAAAGGGGAGCAGCAGGCTCAAAACAATACGCCGGAGCGCCTGGCAGTACGCGAGGAAATCCAGCTCCGGAAACTTGAACTACTCGTGAGAGGGTATGAAAATGGACAAAGTACTGGTGATTTATGACTCAAAAGCAGAAGGGTTTCTTCCGCCGTTTGTACGGCGTTCCCGGGGTGAAGCAATCCGCGAATTCGGGGATCACTGTGGTGATCCGAAGTCGCCTTTTAACCGCCACCCTGCGGATTTCACCCTTTTCGAGATCGGGGAGTATGACGAGCGCAAAGGCGCCGTCACAATGCACGAAGCGAAAGTCTCGCTGGCAAATGCTGTCGAGTACGCGAACAAGACTGAGCCGATGGCTCCGGCTCAAGTTCGCGAGATGAAGTCTCTTCAGGGAGGATAATTGTGGAAGACATTCTCAAAAGTATTCTCAAGCCCGTGGTGGTGTTTGTGGTTGGGCTTGGTATTGGTGTTCTGGGTACGGTTCTTAAGATGGATCTCCGTGCTGAGATCTGCAAGGCATCCACAATTCAACTGTCCAAGTAAGGACGGCGCCTGGTGGTGGGCCAGAGGCCCACCACCAGGTTTTCCACGGAAGGAAGCTTTCATGCGTTCTGTCATGTCTCATTCTTTTTCCCAGGTCCCCCAGGCGAACATTCCGCGTTCGCAATTCAATCGTTCACACGGCTACAAGACTACCTTCGATGCCGGGTACCTCGTTCCTGTCTTCGTCGACGAGGCTCTGCCCGGAGACACGTTCAACCTTCGTATGTCGTCGTTCACCCGCATGGCGACGCCCATCGCCCCGCTGATGGACAACCTGTTTCTGGATACCTTCTTCTTTGCGGTGCCTCTGCGTCTGATTTGGACC